GACGTTCAGAAGCGCCTCTCATCGGTTGATTGGGCCACCATCTGCACACTCTACGAGCGCGGCGAGAAGAACATCCGTCAGCTCGCTGAGCAGTTCGACGTCAGCTTCGAGGCTGTCCGCAAGGGGCTGAAGAAGCGCGGTATCCAGAAGAACTCCCGCCTCAACGAGGTGATGGAGGAGGTCAAGGACGAAGCCCGCGAGATGCGCGAGGCCCGCGTGAAGGCCGCCAACGCTGCGGTGGACCAGTATGCGAAATACAACGACGTCCTCGCCAAGCTGACCATGAAGCGCGTGATCGAGGGCGACCGGGACGGGAACCTGGCAGGCAAGAACGCCGAGATCCTCGTGCTGAAGAACGCCGCGGCCGTGATCGAGAAGGCTCGTGCGGAGCAATGGGACATCCAGAAGCTCGACGACCTGCTGGGCGACAACGCCGAGCTGCCGGATCTCAACGTGGGCGAATACACCCCCGAGGAGCTCGACGCGATCCGCGCTGCGAACGAGGACCATTACCAGGAGTCGATGCGCTCCGGTGATGACGACGACCTGGACGTCGGCTCGAGCGGCGATGACGACGACGATGATGTCGTGATCGAGGACGACGAAGACGGGGAAGACTAACCCTCGTGTCCTATTTCGCGGTCCCCAACATCAACCTGAAGCTGCACCACGGCCAGGCTGAGGTCTCACGATCTCCGGCGCGTTTCCGCGTGCTCGTCGCCGGCCGACGCTTCGGCAAGACCCACCTGTCGAAGGTGGAGATCATCAAGGCGTGCAAGGGCAAGGGCAAGCGGACCATCTGGTATGTGGCGCCGACCTTCAGCATGGCCCGCGAGATCATGTGGGATGAGCTGGTCGACGCCATCCCGGCGAGCTGGGTCGCGAAGAAGCACGAGACCAGGCTCGAGATCCGGCTCATCAACGGCACGGTGATCCAGCTCAAGGGCGCCGATCGGCCGGACACGCTGCGCGGCCGAGCCCTGTATTTCATGATCCTCGACGAGTTCCAGGACTTCCGGCCGGAGGTTTGGGACAAGGTGCTGTATCCGACGCTCACGACCACCAAGGGCCGAGCGCTCATCATCGGCACGCCGAAGAGCTACAACAAGTTCTACGAGCTTTACACGAAGGGCCAGAGCAAGAAGAACCGCGAGAGCGGCCAGTGGTGGAGCTGGCAGTTCCCGACGATCATGTCGCCGTTCTTCCCGCCGTCGGAGATCGCGCACGCTCGCGCCAACCTGGATCCGAAGACCTTCCGCCAGGAGTTCGAAGCCAGCTTCGAGTCCATGAGCGGCCGAGTCTACTACTCGTTCGATCGGAATATCCACGTCGGCCGGTATCCGTTCAATCCGCGGCTGCCGATCATCGTCGGGCAGGACTTCAACGTCGACCCGATGTCGAGCGTCATCATGCAGCAGCAGGCCAACGGCGACATCTGGATCGTCGACGAAATCTGCCTGCCCAGCTCCAACGCCGTCGAGACCTGCGAGGAGCTGGACCGCAAGTATTTCCGGCACAAGAAACAGATCACGCTCTACCCCGACCCTGCCGGCGGTAACCGGAGCTCGAGCCGCGGTGAGAGCGACCTCGATGTGTTCCGGGAGCGCGGCTACCGGAAGATCATCTTCAAGAAGAAGCACCCCCTGGTGAGCGATCGTGTGGCGACCGTGAACTCCATGTTCATGAGCGCCGACGGCACCGCGAGGATGTTCGTCGACCAAAGCTGCGACAAGCTGATCGAGAGCATGGAGCAGACAATCTACAAGACCGGATCATCGATGGTCGACAAGAGCCAGGGCGCTGAGCACATGGCCGACGCGCTTGGCTACCCGATCCATTACCTCTTCGGACAGCGGTTCAAGAAGATGATGGGCTTCAATTTCTAGCTGTGTGCATGCTTGCTAACACACATGCATCTGAGGTATAATCGCCCGCTATGACCATCACTCGCGCCCAACTCGAAGCCGCGTCCAGCGCGGACCTCCTGAAGCTGGTCGATCGCCGGCACCCGGATTACCAGGACGCGCGCGAGCATTGGGACTTCCTCGAGTCCTGCTACCGCGGCGGCCGCGAGTGGATCACCAAGAACATCTTCACCTACCACAAGGAAGGCAAGAAGGAGTTCGCGAAGCGTAAGGAGCGGGCCTACCGTTTCCCGCATTCGAAGGAGGTCATCTCCCTCGTCAACAAGTATGTTTTCAAGGGCACGATCGAGCGCTCCGAGAGCGACCTGCCGGCGCACATCAAGGAGTTCTGGGGCGCCTCGACGCTGATGAAGCGGCCGATCGCCGACCTGATGGACTCGGTGTCGACCTGGACGTCCACCTTCGGCCGGATCTGGATCGTCGTCGACAACAACGTCCCCGTCGGTGTCCGCTCCGAAGCTGACCGCAAGGCGGCCGGCGGACGCTGCTACGCCTATCACATCAAGCCGCAGCAGGCTTACGACTTCGCCTACGACAGCGATGGCGAGCTCGAGTGGTTCCTCAACGGCTTCTTCACGCGCGACGACAGCAACCCGCTGACCAGCACCGGCGCGACCGAAGAGCAGTTCCGCATCTGGACCAAGACGCTGACCGTCGTGATCCGCGTCTCCGGCAAGGGTCAGGACCGCAAGGCCGAGATCCTGGCGAACTCGTGGAATGAGCACGACCTGGGCATCGTTCCGGTGTTCCCGGCCGACCACCTCTCGACCGAAGACCTCTACAAGGCCGCCGGGCTGATCGAGGACGTGGCCTACATGGACCGCGCCGTCGCCAACTATCTCTCGAACCTGGACGTCATCATCCAGGACCAGACCTTTTCGCAGCTGGCGATCCCCTACCAGGGCTTGCTGCCGTCCGAGGGTTCCGACGATGACGACGCGGACAACGAGGAGCTGAACCATATTCAGCAGATGGGCACGCGTCGCGTGTTCGCTTACAACGCCGACGGCGGCACCGCGCCGAACTTCATCTCGCCGGACGTCAAGCAGGCCGGCATGATCGTCTCGACGGTCACCAAGATCGTCGGCGAGATTTACCACTCGATCGGCATGGCCGGCGAGCGCACCAAGGAAGACAACGCCGCGGGCATCGACAACAGCTCCGGTGTGGCGAAAGCCTACGACTTCGAGAAGCTCAACGCGATGCTGGCTGCGAAGGCCCGCGCGCTGCAGAACGTCGAGAAGAACCTGGTCCGCATTGTCGGCGCCTGGAATGGCGAGCTCCAGGAGCTCCAGGACATCGAGGACTATGTCACCTATCCGCAGACGTTCGACGTCCGCAACCTGGCTGACGAGATGGACAACGCTCAGCGCCTCGCGGTGATGAACGCGCCGAAGAAGCTGCGCCAGGCTCAGATGGTTCGCCTCGCCAAGAAGATGTTCCCGCAGGCGTCCGAGAAAGAGATCAAGGCGATCGCCGACGACATCGAGAAGGAATGGCTCAAGGAAGTCGAGATGGACCTGATGGGCGGCAAGGACGGTGGTCCGCCGGCGCTCGGCAAGGGTCGCAAGCCTTCCGCGGGTCAGACCGGAAAGAAGGGCAATCGCCAGGGCGAGAACAACAAGGACGCTGACGAGAAGGCTGAGTAGTGATCCTGCTCACCCTCATCGTCGCGGCCGCCCTGCTCTGCGCCTTCATGTATTCCCTCGCCATCATCGCCGGTGAGCTGGGCCTTCACCTCATGGGTGAGGAGGATCTGCCCGAGGGGCTGCCATGGATCTACGCCGTCGGCGGGTTCGGTGCCATCGTCGCCTACCTCGCATTGGGCCAATCGCTTCTGTCCTAACGGCTTGCGGAGCCGAGTGCATGTGTGTTATATTGCATGCAACTGGTAATCCAATACAGGACAAGCTTTTTTATGACCGAAGAAGAAAAGGCGGCCGCAGCCGCCGCTCAGGAAGCTGCCGATAAGGCCGCTGCCGACGAAGCTGCCGCTGAAGCAGCTCGCAAAGCCGCCGCTTCTGGCGGAAACGACGACGCCGCGGCCGCTGCCGCTGCTGCGACCGCTGCTGCCGATGCCGCCAAGGCTGAAGCTGCCCGTCTGCAGGCGATCGTCGACTCCTATGCCGGCGTCGACCCCGAGAAGGCGAAGGCTGCAATCGCTGCTGCTGAAGCCGCCGAGGCCGCCCGTCTCCAGGCTGAGAAGGACAAGGCGAAGGCCGAAGGTAACTTCGAGCGCCTGCGCGAGATCCAGCAGGCCGAGACCGACGCTCAGATCGCAGCAGCGAAAGCTGAAGCGGCTGCCGCGAAGGAAGAAGCCCGCGCCGCTCGCGAGGAAGCCAACCGGGAGCGCATCACTTCGGCGTTCGCGAACTCCTCGTTCCTGGCTGAAGAGACCATTCTCTCCGGCATTCGCGCTCAGCGCCTCTTCGCAGATCACGTTGACATCGAGAATGGCAAGGTCGTGGTTTACGACAAGCCGGCCGGCGAAGCGAAGCGCGCGAAGGTCATGGACAACAAGGGCAACGCCCTGCCGTTCAACGACGCGATCGCCAAGGTCATCAACAGCCAGCCCGACAAG